CAAAGCCTGTGCCTGTCGTGTTGCTCAAAAAGGAACACTATCAGCACAAGTCGTATGGCCGCATTTTTACACCCTTGTTTGATATTCAGTCGTGGGTAGGTATGGACGGCGAAGAGCCTGAAGTTGAACCCGACACTTCGCCCGTAGCATCCGCTATTGACGCAGCACCCGCACGTCGTCGTCGCGGCGCATAAAGGTTTAGGGGGCGGTTAGGCAAGCAATTGAGGATGCTGTAAGTGCGTGTTTTTCTTGCCTTCCAACGCACAGTTAGTAACGGCCAAATCAACGCCCCCGCCTACACCTTATGATCTTATATCTAGATTTTGAAACCCGTAGCCACTGTGATCTTAAAAAGCGCGGTGTCTACAACTACGCGCAAGACGCAACGACTGACGTGTTGTGTATGTCATACGCCTTTGATGATGAAGACGTGCAAACGTGGTTACCTACGCAGCCGTTCCCCGAGCGTGTACGCAACCATACCGGTCTGATCTACGCTCACAACGCAGCCTTTGAGCGTCTGATCTTTTGGTATGTTTTGCAGATAAACTTCACGCTTGAGCAGTTCTATTGCACCGCAACACAAGCGCGCGCAAACTGTGCGCCTGGCTCGCTTGAGGACGTGGGTCGCTTTGCCGGTGCTAGTATGAAAAAGGATTACAGAGGCGCGCAGCTTATCCGTGCGTTGTGTGTGCCGCCGTTCAAGGACGACCCTGCGCTGATGGCAGAACTCGTGCAATACTGTGAGCAAGACGTGCGCGCCATGCGCGCGGTTAGTCAGAGCCTTAGACCTTTATCAGACGAAGAGTTGGAGGATTACCATGTCAACGAAAAAATCAACGACCGAGGTGTACTGGTGGATGTGCATCTTGCCAGCGCAGCCATCTCTTACGCGGCCACCGAACTCGCGGACATACAGTCCATTGTCCGAGCCGTCACCAATGGCGCGATCACGTCAGTCCGCTCGCCGAAGATGCGCGAATGGGTTAAAGAAAGACTAAGTACAGAACACCTTAAACTAATGGAGCAAGAAGATGGAAAATACAGTATCGACAAGCGCGTTCGCGCAAACCTCTTGGCCACGTCAGACCTACCGCCCGACGTTGAGCAAGTTATCCAATGTGCCGATGATCTCTGGGCGTCGAGTGTTGCGAAGTTCTCACGCCTACGCGATCTGGCAGATGTGGAGGACAATCGCGTCCGTGGAGCCTTTGTGTTCGCCGGAGGATCGGCTACTGGTCGTGCGTCTAGCTATGGCGCGCAAGTACACAACTTCACACGCAAGTGCGCCAAAGCGCCCGAGTCTGTTAGAGCAAGTATGGTTCAAGGACACCCCATCGTTCCCCAGTTTGGTAAAAGGGTAACAGACGTTTTAAAAGGGATGCTGCGCCCCGCAATCGTGCCGGCCAAGGGTAAGTCCTTGGTGGTTGCCGATTGGTCACAAATTGAAGCCAGAATGACCCCTTGGCTATCAGGCCGAGGTGATGACGTGCTAGACGTGTTCAGGTCAGGGCGTGACATTTACATCCGCGAGGCGGCTGCGATGTACAAGATAGCGGAATCAGACGTTACCCCCGATCAGCGTCAGATCGGCAAGGTCGCTATTCTCGCGTGTGGGTTCGGCGGGGGCATTGGCGCGTTCTCTGCGATGGGGCGCACCTACGGGTTGACTATGACCGAGTCGGACGCGCAGCGCACCGTTGACGCTTGGCGACGTGCGAACCAATGGGCGGTGCGGTACTGGCAAGAGCTAGAAACCGGTTACATGATCGCCATGCGAAATAAAAATAAAGAAATCGTTGCAGGGCGTGTCACCTATCTATTTGATGGGCAGCATCTATGGTACGCTTTACCCTCGGGTCGCGTCCTCTGTTACCCCTACGCCAAACTTGAAGAAGATGGAATTTCATATGCAAAAGCCGCATGGAAACCCGCCGTTGACGCCCGAGAGTGGCCACGCGCACGGCTCTGGCGTGGGCTTGCGTGTGAAAACATTACCCAGGCTTGCGCCAACGACGTACTGCGCTACGCCCTTCGTCAGCTTGATGGCGTCGTCTTGCACGTCCACGATGAGATTGTCATCGAAACCGATCAACCGGAAGTGGTTACTGAACAGTTAAGAAAAGTGATGTGTACGCCCCCGCCGTGGGCTACCGGATTGCCGCTAAACGCCGAGATCAGCACAATGACTCGATACGGTAAGTAAAAAAAAAACCTCGGTGGGTGCCGAGGCTTAAAACAACTAAGGAGTACTGCATTGGACTTTATAGAGTATATTTCAAAAGTCGCCCCCGAGGGTGAAACTTGCTTGTTAGTCAAGCAAAAGCCTGTTGGAAAAGAACAACACGCTGACGGAAACATCAAAGCCACATGGCCAGCCTTTTACCCAAACGAATACAAGGCAGGCGGTGCGTGGTACTGCAATACCGCATCGTTTATTGTCGAGCGGTTTAAAAGCAAACCGAGCGCAAGCATACACAACTGCACTCACGTTGCGTTCTTGGTGCTTGATGACGTAGGCACCAAATCCAAAGCGCCCCCGTTAGACCCGACGTGGAAGATTGAAACGTCGCCCGACAATTTCCAATGGGGTTACACCTTTGCCCTTGACGACCAACCTACGCATCAGGAATTCAGCGCAGCCATTAAGGCAATTGCCGAGGCGGGCTTCACGGACAAGGGCGCAACCAACGCGGTACGCAATTTCAGGATCCCCGACTCGGTCAATTTAAAACCTGGTCGAGAGGGGTTCAAGTCAATCCTGACCGAATTTCACCCCGAGCGTGAGTTTAGTTTGCCGCAAATTATGGGCGCGTTTGGTGTTGTGGCCGGTGAGGCTGACTCAGGCGGGTATAAGCCAATCAAGATAGACGACGACGGCACAGACAACATTTTTGCGTGGTTAGCCGAGAACAGCCTTGTTATAAGTCGCCCCAACGCTGAGGGCTGGGCGGGCGTGGTTTGCCCCAATAGCCATGAACATACCGACGGCAACCCCCAAGGCCGGTATAACCCGTCTATGCGCGCCTATTGCTGTTTGCACAGCCATTGCTTGCAGCTTGATAGCCACATTTTCTTGGAGTGGGTCGAGGGGCAGGGTGGCCCGAGCGCAGCACCAGGCTTACGCGATGAGTTGTTAGCTAGTGTCATGGCTAAAACCTACTCAATCATCGCGCCGACCTTGGCCTTTCCCGATGACGTTAAAAAGCGGCAAACCGAGATTGAACACCGAGAGCTCGGGCGCGTGCAAAAGCGCGAGTGGTTTGGCCGGTTCGCTTACATTCAGTCCGACGATAGCTATTTTGACTTGCAAGATAGGCGCGAAATCTCGCGCGGTACGTTTAACGCGTTGTTTAGGCACATCACTTGCAAATCAATCCGCACCTCCCGCGTATGCGAGGCGTCCGTGTCCTTTGATGAACTGCGCCAAGAAAACGGTGCCCCCGCACTTGTGGGGATAACCTACGCGGCTGGTGATACCGTTTTAGTTAGCCGAGGCGGTGACGTGTACGGTAACCGGTGGCGCGACGCTCGGCCCGTAGCGGTCAAGGGCGACGTAACCCCGTGGCTTGAGCATTGCCGCAACTTGGTGCCCGACGCCGAGGCGCTTGAGCATTGTTTTAATGTGATGGCCTATAAACTGCAACACCCCCAAATTAAAATCAATCACGCAGTGCTGCATACCGGTTTGCAAGGTTCGGGAAAAGACACGATGTGGCACCCGTTTATATGGGCCGTGTGCGGCCCCAATAGCGTTAACCGTGGCTTGCTTGACTCGGACACTATGTCGTCGCAGTTTAATTATGCGCTCGAGAGCGAGATCCTGATATTGAACGAATTACGCGAGCCCGACGCCAAAGACCGCCGCGCGTTGGCCAATAAACTAAAACCGATTATCGCCGCGCCCCCCGAGTACCTCTCAATCAACCGCAAGGGCCTGAAACCCTACGATATGGTCAATCGGTGCCTAGTCATCGCGTTTTCTAATGACGCGGTGCCCATTACCCTAGACAGTCAAGATCGCCGGTGGTTTGCCCTTAAATCAAACGCCCCCCGCATGGCCCCCGAGGTCAGCGCCAAAATATGGTCATGGTTTGCCCGTGGTGGCGTGGCCGCGTGTGCCGCATGGTTGTACGCGCGCGATGTGAGCGCGTTTAACCCGTCGGCCGCGCCCCCCGTAACCGAATTTAAATTGACGCTCGTCGAGCAAGGTATGAGTGCGAACGAATCGTACTTAGTCGACCTAATCCGTGGCCGCGTGGGCGTCTTCGCCGGTGGGGTTATCGCGTCGCCGTTTCACGTTATTTGCGATACCCTATCACTCGGTGCCCCAGGCACCTATAAAGTGAGCCAGGGCGCGTTATTGCACGCGTTGCTTGAGTGCAATTGGTTTGATTGCGGGCGCTTGGCCACGCGTGAGCTCACTACTAAAAAGCAAGTTTATTGTGCCCCCGAGTTAGTGGGCCTTAAAAAATCAGATCTGCGCGCGATGGCCGAAAACGTGATTGTACGCGCCGGTACACCCACGGCGGCAGTTAGTCACCTACGCCCAATAAAAAGCGCCCCGTAGGGCGCTGTTAGGGCTTGCGTGATGGTTATAGGTCGAATACTAGAATCATTAGAATGACGATAGCGGCCGCGATTAGTGAATAGGTCATATAGGCATTAACCCCGCAAAGACGGGGTGTAGGCGTGGGATATAGGCGCCTATGTCGCTCGGAAATACGCGCTTAATATACCCACGCTCACACATTGAGCGCAGGGTTACCGTGTCGCTGATTGAATAGACTGTATAAGGCCTGTTGCGAACGTGCACAACGTCGCCGACGTCGACCGGCTGGCCATTTTTATATTTCATAAATATCCCAAAGTGTTATTAGATAGAATGCGAAGTGTCGGAATAGTGCCAATGCGGGCCGCGTAGCGCAGCTTAGGCGTGGCCGGTACTATTTCAAGGCCTAAGGCCTTAACGCGCGTATGATGCGCGCGGATGGCCGCATATTCGCGCGAATAGGTCGATCGAATGTAAGTATTCATTTTTGTTTGTCCAATACGATAGTTAAAAAAGCGATAACTTTATCCGCGTCAAAATGCGACGCGTCGGGGTTTTCTAATAACTCAAGCGCGCGCTCGCAACCTAAGCGAAGCGCGGCCATTTCAATAATTTCTAAATTAGTCATGTTATATCCCCATTAAATAGTGCAACAACCACAGCACGGCGCGTCTTCACACCGGCCGCGCGCGTTACGGTAAAAAGTACTGGCTTTGTCGCCGTCGAATAGTGTCACGGCGATAGCCTTGTTTTCTGCTACCAATACCGCGCGTTTTTTGGCCTTGTTATAGTCGATTAAATCGCCGGCGTTAAAAGGTTTGCCGGTAAGGGCACAATGGCCCGCAAAGCGCGCTTGCATTCGCTTAGTCATAAATCACCCCATTAGCTAAAATTTTAGTAAGGTTTGCGGCCGGCACGTGCCGCACGGTCCCGCCGTTTTCGTGTTTAACCCAAGTGCCCCTAAAATCAACCGAGATAACCGGACCGTTAACGTCAACGACGACGCCGCGCGCGTCGCCGGTATCCTTGTCTAATCCGACACGGCGCACGACGTCGCGCGAAAATGCTACTTTGTCGCCTTTAGAAAACTTAATCATTTTGAATAATCCTAATTAATGGCCCGCAAGCGGGCCGAGAGGGTTTAAGCAGCTACTAGTTGAAGTGGAATAACGCGCCGTGCATGGCCGCGCGCATGGTCAGCGATTACTATATTTTTAGCGGCCTTCATTTGACCGGCACACAGCATACAGTTATCACACGTCGTTTTTTTGCCTGATTCGGCGCTTGCGGGACAAGATATCTCGCCGGCGCGCTTGTCTAGACCTATGCTTACTCTGAACGTGCGGTATGAGAGCTCTTGCGCGAGCTCGGCCTCAACGGCCGTGTCCGCGCTTGCCATAACTAAACTTGACCACCCGAAGTGATCAAAGCCGGCGCGTGACCATTGATGAGTGTATCCAACGTGATCGGCCGTATATTGGGTGAGGGTTTGCCACAATGACACGGGAGCGGCCGCGCCGTCGCCGTATGTACCTATTCTAAGCTTGCGGCCGGCCAGGATCCGCGCAAGCGCTTGCAGGCTTACTTTGACGTACCGGCCGCGCTTGTATGCGTTAAACACGGCGAGCACGGAGCGCCCTACGTTAACGTAACACGGCGGTTCGCCGGTTACCTCAGCGTTAATCGGCCGATGCACACAATCACCACATATGGCCGCGTCGTCGCCGGTTTTAAGCGCTTGCACGGGGTTAACGTCAGATCGAATAATAAACGATTGAACTAAAGCGCCGGTTTTATCGTTAGCGCTTGCACTATGCACTTTATTGATAATGACAACGATAGGCTCGCCGGTTAACTCGGACGGACCTTCATATGCGATATAGCCTAGAATTTTGCTCATAATTTAACCTTAAGTGAAGTGAAGTTTATTGTGTGGGGTATTACAGAAAGCAAGCCAGCAACAAAGCCAGGCACATAAGCAGAGCTGCGACAATATCGGAAAATTTAGACATATTAGGCACCTTAGAGTAATGGCCGCTTGCGCGGCCGGTTTGGTTTAGCAAATGAAATCAGGGTGATTAGTCACGCCAAACTGCGCGGCCAACGTGCGCAGCTCGGCCTGTTCAGTTTTACGTAATGATGCGCGGATCATGAATGACAGGCCGCGCGCAATAGCACCATAATTGCCTAAGGCTTGGCTTTGCTTGAGGATTACTAACTGTTTTTGGTTTGCTTTGGTTAACATGTCGCGCTCCAGGTGTTTAAGTAAGAGATTATATTGTACATGAATTTCTAGCAGTGTACAGAGATTTCTAGCATAAAGCTCACAAATGCTCACAAAATGTAGGCAATTAAGGGTAATGAAAAGGCAATGCAAAAACGCGCAAAGTGCTTTCAAAAAATGCTATATAAATTATCGGCTTATGTGCTTTGTAGGGTAATAAAGGTAATAGTAATAGTTAGTAATAGAATAATTATAAAATACTGTATATATGTACAGCAGTATATATGTCGGCGCAGTTGGCGCTCGCGCCACGATGTTGGGCTATCAACATTTTAGGGTATGCCCACATTGCCCACATTGCCTACAAGTTAAACTTAGTGGCTAAGACTTAGTGAGCTTTAGTGGCTAAGACTTAGTGAGCCACTCACTAAATCTTAGTGGCTAAGACTTAGTGAGCATGGCTAAGACTTAGTGAGTGGCTAAGACTTAGTGAGCATCACTCGACAGCTCGACAGCTCGACAGCTTGCCAGGCACTCGACCTTGTTGCAGCGCAGCTACCGCAGTGCAGCATATTGCAGTGCAGCATTGTGCAGTGCAGCTACCGCAGTGCAGCATAGGGGGGGTGGGGCCCTGGCGGGGAGCCCTAGCTAGCGGAGGGTTCACCAACAAAATTTTTTTATATAATAAATTGCCTACATGACCTACAATTGCAAAATGCTATCTCTACACTTCACACCCCGCGAGGTTCGCGCCACCGAGTCGCGTTTGTTGCGCGTCTACGAAGCCGCAAAGTTAGGCTTATCTAATGACGCCTTGGCGCTGCGCGCTGGCATGATGCCTGAAGAGTTTCGCAAGCTCTGCCAGCTAGATCCAGTTGTCGAACTCGCCGCCATGCAAGGCCGTGCGGAAGCCGAGGCCACCATGTCGCAAATCGTGTACGACGCAGCGGTGGGCGGCGACGCTAAGATGGCGTTGGAGTTCTTGAAACACAAACACGATTGGGTTGCCAAACAGCAAGTGCAGGTGGATGTGACGCAACAGATCAGCATCATCACCGCGCTTGAGCAAGCCGACAATCGTGTACACAACGGTCTTACTATAGATATGGAACCCACGGATGCAAACGACACAGTACAGCGCCGCCGAAGAGATGCGCCTAATGTCAGCGCTCTGGTCACCCAAGATCAAAGATGACCCGCTAGCGTTTGTACTTTACGCATTCCCTTGGAGTCAGAAGGGTACGCCATTAGAGAACTTTACCGGCCCTCGCAAATGGCAGCGGGAAGTCTTGACTGACCTGACCGCCCACATCAAGCAAAATGGCGGCAAAATTGACTTTGACACCTTTCGGATGGCCACAAGCTCAGGGCGTGGTATTGGCAAGTCTGCGTTAGTTAGTTGGCTAACTTTATGGATGCTCTCCACACGGATTGGTTCGACCACCATCATCTCGGCGAACAGCGAGAGCCAACTACGCTCAGTCACCTGGGCAGAGATTACCAAGTGGTTGGCGATGTCTTTAAACAGCCATTGGTTTGAGGTGTCAGCCACACGCCTCATGCCCGCTAAGTGGATAACTGAGTTAGTTGAGCGTGACTTAAAGAAAGGCACACGCTATTGGTCGGTTGAGGGTAGGCTTTGGTCAAGCGAGAACCCCGATGCGTATGCGGGTGTTCACAACTATGACGGCGTGATGGTGATCTTTGATGAGGCATCAGGGATCGATGACGCCATCTGGGCAGTGACGGCTGGCTTCTTTACCGAGAACACGCCTAACCGCTTTTGGTTGGCGTTCTCAAACCCCCGCCGCAACACCGGTTACTTCTACGAATGCCACAACTCCAAGCGTGACTTTTGGAACACCAAGATTGTGGACGCAAGGACGGTCGAGGGTACGGACAAGGCGGTCTATCAGCAGATCATTGATGAGTATGGCGCAGATTCTAGCCAAGCTGCGGTGGAAGTGTACGGTGA